ATGGCATTATGGTGCGGGGTTTTCCTAAACAAGAACTCAAGGTCATAGACTGCACGCTGCGTATGTTCATACATCCGTTACTAGTTCTGGACTCGTGTTTGTTGTCCCGCCACCTGAAAGATATTAAGAACCGTAAGGATAACTTGTTATCAGAAGCAGGGGTGACCGATAAGAAAGACCTGATGAGCAACGAGAAGTTTGCAGAGCTACTACGTTCCAAGGGTGTAACACCTCCTACCAAGATCAGTATGACCACTGGCAAAGAAGCCTACGCATTCGCTAAGACCGATGAAGCGTTCAAGAGCCTTGGAGCGCACGAGAATCCAGAAGTGCAAGCGTTGGTAGCTGCACGATTGGGCAACAAAAGCACATTGGAAGAGACACGTACCCAGCGGTTTATAGACATCGCGGAACGCGGAACTCTGCCGGTTCCTGTGAGGTACTACGCAGCGCACACTGGTCGGTGGGGTGGAGATGACAAGATCAACCTACAGAACCTACCGAGCCGTGGGCCTGATGGTAAGATGTTGAAGCGAAGTATCACCGCACCCGATGGCTACACGCTTATTGACTGTGACTCATCGCAGATTGAAGCGCGTGTGCTGGCGTGGTTCGCGGGGCAGGATGATTTGACTAAGGCGTTTCGCAAGAAAGAGGATGTCTACGTCAAGATGGCCGCAAGAATTTATGACGTACCAGAAGACCAAGTGGACAAGCAACAACGGTTTGTTGGTAAGACCACAATACTTGGGGCTGGCTACGGCATGGGTGCAGTTAAGTTTCAAACACAATTGGAATCTCTTGGAACTTACATACCTCTTGACGAAGCGCGACGGATCATCAATATATACCGTGACGCCAACTGGAAGATAAGCCACCTGTGGCATGAGGCTCAGAATATGGTTGCCCATATGGAGCGTGGTGACACACTTGAGTTTGGTAAAGAAGGTGTGGTTGAAGTATTGGGGGATCGTTCCGCCATACGTCTACCTTCTAACCTGTTAATGCGTTATGACGATCTACAGGGTGAGCAAGGTGAGCGGGGTATAGAGTACACCTACAACACACGCCGAGGTCGGACGCGGATATACGGTGGCAAGGTGATAGAGAACACCTGCCAAGCTCTTGCACGCTGCATCATCGCTGAACAGATGTTGTTAATTGCTAGACGCTATCGTGCGGTGTTGACTGTGCATGACTCAGTTATTGGGTGTGTGCCTATAGATGAGGCTGAAGAAGCCAAGCAGTACATTGAGAAGTGTATGAAGTACGTGCCCAAGTGGGCAAAAGGACTGCCACTTGATTGTGAGAGTGGTGTAGCTAAAGCATACGGAGACTGTGAATAATGAGTTACGATGAACGGGAAGAGCAGCGAAAGATAGTGCGATGCGAAAGCGCTGATGTCGTTATAAACGATGCGACATATTTACAAGAAGTCATAAACAATAGCGATATAACATTCGACCACGCTCTCATGGCACTACTTATAACTGAGTTACGTGAATTAAATGAAAGACCGTATAGTTGATGAGCATAGCACCGTGGTCGTTCAGCAAGATTAAGGCATTTGAGCAATGTCCTAAGCAGTTCTATCACGAGAAGATACTCAAGCAGTATCCGTTCAAAGAGACTGAGGCAACACTGTACGGAACGGCTTTTCACGAAGCTGCCGAGACTTACATTCGTGATGGTGGTGAACTAGACCCACGGTTCAGCTATGCACAGAAGACGTTAGACGCACTGAACGCCAAAAAGGGCGAGAAGCTGTGCGAGATAAAGATGGGCCTGACTGAAGACCTAGAGGCATGTAGTTTCTTTGCGCGTAACGTGTGGTTTCGCGGTATCGCGGACTTACTGATACTAAATAGAGAAGATAAACTGGCTTGGGTCATTGACTACAAGACAGGTAAGTCGGCAAGATATGCAGACAAAGGGCAGCTAGAGCTAATGGCATTGGCTACCTTTAAGCACTACCCCGAAGTAGAGACTATTCGGGCTGGCTTGCTGTTTGTAGTAAGTAACGATTTGATACGGGATCGCTATACGACTGAAGATGAAGAGAGGTTGTGGGCCAAGTGGTTGGATAATTACAACGACATGGAAACAGCTTTTGAGAATGATACGTGGAACCCCAACCCGAGTGGCCTATGTAAAGCATGGTGTCCAGTGTTGGAGTGTCCACACAATGGGAAGAATTAATGCCGTATAAAAATAAAGCAGACCGCAAGAAACAGAAGAACCCACCAGTGGGCAGTGCTGCACATGAAGCTCGTATGGAGCGACAACGTGCGCGTCGAGCTATGGACAAGGCAGGGCGCGATGCCAATAAAAACGGTAAGGCTGACAAACGTGAAGGGAAAGACGTTAGTCATAACAAGATGCTCAGTAAGGGGGGCAGCAACAGAGATGGCGTACGTATAGAAAGCGCCAATAAAAACAGAAGTCGTAATGGCAAAAGGCCAAAGCGAACAAGATAAGACCGAGGTGTTTCCTACCTGTTAACACGTTCCCGTCCGTGTGGTCGAAGGCGGGACTTATTAGGCCAGATCGTTGTCATTTCGATCCTGAGCACGTTCCCGTCCGTGTGGTCGAAGGCGGGACTTTTTTGAATGACTGCACGGAGTGACTACCCACCCCCCTCCACTTCGTGATCCAGCACGTTCCCGTCCGTGTAGTCGAAGGCGGGACTAAAAAGGAGACCAAGTTGAAAGTTGTATATAACAAAGCACTTCTATTACGCCTTAAAAATCCGGGCAAGGTCACCACTGTAATACCCAAGAGCAAGGAGTTATCAGGAAACAGAGTGGTAGTTAATTGGGGTGTGGATGAAACACATGTACTCAAGAACTTAAACATACAAGCACCGTCCCCCATTGAGGGTAAGTACAAGTGGACAGGTAAGTACGAGCCGTTCAGCCACCAAAAAACCACATCAGGGTTTCTCACACTCAACAAACGTGCGTTTTGTTTTAACGAGCAGGGCACAGGTAAGACCGCCAGTGCTATATGGGCGGCAGACTTTTTATTCAACCAAGGCAAGATCAACCGCGTCCTAGTTATCTGTCCTCTGTCGATTATGGATTCGGCATGGCGCAAGGATCTGTTTGACTTTGCCATGCACCGCACAGTAGATATTGCTTACGGCTCGGCCAAAAAACGTGCTGCGGTAATCGCGGGTGACGCAGAGTTTGTCATAATAAATTATGACGGTGTGGAAATAGTCGCTGACGCCATAGCGGACAGTGGGTTTGATTTGATAATTGTAGATGAAGCAACTCACTATAAGAATGCACAGACAAAGCGATGGAAAACGCTCAACAAACTACTCACCACAGATATGTGGCTCTGGTTACTTACAGGCACACCCGCTGCACAAAGCCCTGTGGATGCTTATGGGCTAGCCAAGCTAGTCAATCCGAAAGGTGTGCCACGATTTTTTGGTTCTTTCCGCGACATGGTTATGTACAAAGTAACCAACTTCAAATGGGTGCCTAAACCCAACGCTACTGAGACAGTGTTCAACGCACTACAACCAGCAATACGTTACACCAAAGATGAATGTCTGGATCTGCCAGACATGATTTACGTTACACGCGACATACCGTTAACGCGCCAACAAGAAAAGTATTACAAAGAACTAAAAGACAAGATGATTATGCAAGCGGCTGGTGAGGATGTTACTGCCGCTACCGCCGCCGTGAATATGAACAAGCTACTGCAAATCAGTTCCGGTGCTGTGTACACCGATTCTGGTGAGACCATAGAGTTTGATACCAAGCACCGATATAAGGTGTTGCGTGAAGTAATAGACGAGTCAAGCAAGAAAGTTTTGATATTTGTGCCGTTCAAGCACACGATAGATTTGCTTACAGGGAAGCTACGAGCGGATGGCATACCCACTGAGGTGATTAGCGGTGCAGTGAAAGCAGGGGATCGCACGCGTATATTCAAAGAATTTCAAGAGACAGACAACCCCAGAGTGTTGGTAATTCAGCCGCAAGCAGCTGCACACGGTGTCACACTAACCGCTGCAAACACTGTGGTTTGGTGGGGGCCAACGAGTTCTGTGGAGACTTATGCACAGGCAAACGCCCGTGTACACAGAGCGGGTCAAGATCATAAATGCACTGTCGTACAGCTACAGGGTTCTAGCGTCGAAAAACGTGTATACGCATTACTTAACAACAAAATAGATACCCACACAAAAATTATTGATCTTTACAAGGAAATACTTGACTAACGCATAAGCTACCTTTAGATTGCAGTTCTCGGCAATGAATAGGACACAAACATGGCTGATGCAAAAGTAGTAGATAGTGTCACCTTGGAGAAATTGACTAGGGTTTATCTCAAGATCAAGGGCGAAAGGGAACGTCTGTCTGCTGAATTTAGGGAAGCTGACGACAAATTAGTCGCGCAGCAAAATAAAATAAAAAGCGCACTCTTGGATCATTTGAAAGATACGGGGGCCAAGAGCGTCAAGACTGATGCCGGTACGTTCTACCGTACTGTGAAGCAAAAGTATTGGACGAGTGATTGGGAATCCATGCACAAGTTTATCTTGGAGCATGAGGTGCCTGAGTTCTTGGAGAAGCGTTTACACCAAGGGGCAGTCAAAGGGTTCTTAGAAGAGAACCCAGACCTGTTGCCGAAAGGGTTAAACGTGGATTCGGAGTACGCTGTGACAGTAAGGAAAGCATAATGGAGCAGCTAGTTCCGATTGAAGAAGTGGCAAAGCACTTCGGTATATCCTTGTCCACTGCACGTAAATGGGTGCGTGATGGGGTAATCCCTTCTAACACCTACGTAAAAGTAGGAAAAACTCAGCGGTTTGCATTAGCGGAAGCGTCAAAAGCTGTTCTAGCACGCACTGGCACAGAAGACGTTGCAGCGGTTGAAGACCCTGATGAGTTCGATCCCACGGCATTTGATCCCGACGCAGACCTATAGTGCGCCGAATCAGCATACAGGGTAGTAAGTTTACGGGTCTGGTAGATCAGCCAGAAGGTAGCATTTGCTGTTCCATAGACGTAGTTATAGTGAACGCAGCGGATGTATCCCGTTCGTATTACAAAGACGATTACGTGGTTGGAGCTAAGAAGTTACCTACATGCTGGTCAACAGACACTCAAAGACCTGCACCCGAAGTGCCAGAAGACCAGAGACAGAGTGCACGTTGCTTAGACTGTACTCAGAATGTACGAGGTTCGGGGAACGCAGGGGGTAGGGCTTGTAGATTTCATCAACGCCTAGCGGTTGTTGAAGATCATGCACTGGATACGGTATATCAGTTGCAAGTCCCTGCCTCGTCTATATTTGGTAAGGAGCAGGGGGGCGGTATGCCACTACAGGCTTACTCCAAATTTTTATCTGGGCATGGAACGCCCTCAATAGCGGTGGTCACTAGGATAGGTTTTGATGGAGGCAGTTCTGTGCCTAAGTTGACTTTCTATCCGCAGCGACCACTAGAAGAAAAAGAACTTGAAGAAGTCCGGCTCATGGTAGATCACGAGGACACGTTACAGGCAATCGCATTCAAAGTGGATTTGCATAACGTCAACGGCGGCTCGCCATTTGCGGAAACGGAAGGGTTCACAATAGCCTAAGTCAAGGAGACCAACATGGCTGAAGTAGATATGTATTACACACTGGAGAACGTCGAAGCTCTCTACCCAAGAATCAACACCACTTACAAGTTTGACAATAAAGCAAACGGTGGGAAAGGTGGTTCTGTTAAGTGTGATCCACTAGATGACGGTGCGGCATACGAGATGTCTTTTGTGATGTCTGAGAAAAAAGCAAAGGCTTTGTACAAGTCAATGAAAGCGGCGTATGACGCTAAGAAAGAAGGTAGCTGGCCTGAGAAGTTCCCACTGCCGTTTAAGAAAAACGATGACGGTAACTATATTGGCAAGGGCAAGCTAAAAGGTGCTTACGGCACCGATTTGACTAAACCCCCACTACAAGTAGATGCGAAGAACAACGAGCTACCAAAAGATTTTCAGCTGACTACGGGCAGCATTGTGAATATTGCGGTTACTTTTGTGCCGTACAACATGCGCGAAAATGGCGTAAGCCTACGCTTGAACGGTGTGCAGGTAATAGATTACAAGCCTATGGCTTCTCGCTCACCGTTTGGTGTGGTAGAGGGGTACGTAGCGCAGCCTGACAATCCGTTCAGTGACACTACCAGCACGCAAGTTGAGTCAGAAGATGATGACTCGGATGACATATTTGGCGATGAGCCAGATACCTCTGCCGCAACAGAGGAACCCAAAAAGAAGGTCGTTAAGAAGTCCGCACCCGCACCCTCGGACGACGAAGACCTGAGTGACGTTATCGACGAATGGGACGACTAAGCCGGTAACACTCCACTATGGCTAGGCATTGCCGAAGAGGGTGCGCCGACACCCCTGCCATAGTGTCTTTCGGCATTGGGTGCAAATATGAATACGATAGAATTTTTAAGGTGGGTGTTACCCCCCAAAGGAGTGTATGTTCTCTTCAGAAATAGTCTGGTTGAAGGCAGACATCGCCAAGCGTACTTTCATTCATTGGAAGATTTGGCCGAAGCCGCAGATTACTACGACAGCGAGGGGTGGGATACATACTTCGCTGTAAGTAATTATAAGAAAGAGGGCACACGCAAAGGCGAAGACGCTGACAAAACTAAGGCGTTTTTCTTGGATCTGGATTGTGGGCCAGAAAAAGAGTTCTCTACAAAAAAGGCCGCACTGCAAGAGCTTCAAAGGTTTTGCGTTGCAACGACGTTACCAAAACCGCTTATAGTGGATTCGGGGCGTGGACTGCATGTTTATTGGGTTCTCACCGAGCCTGTGGCAGTAGAACAATGGAAGATAGTAGCTGACCGATTTAAGGCCGCGTGTGCAGAACACAACTTTGATATAGATACTTCAGTGCCAGCCGACACCGCGAGAGTGTTACGTGTGCTGGGCACGCACAACCACAAACCAGATACCCCTGCTCCCGTTAAGCTGGTAAATGCTATACCTGACACGGTTAACTTTGATTGGTTTGCCAGCAAGATTGGGCTGGATACGATACCAGTTCCTCAAAAGCGTGTAAGCGAAGATGGGCCAGCAAGCCTACGCGATGCATTACTGCAAAACATCAAATACAGTTTCAAGAACATACTTCTAAAATCTCAAGAAGGCACAGGCTGTAGACAGCT